TGTCTCCTAGTAGCTCAATGTGTTAGTTCCCAGTACGCCGTAATACGTACTGCCGATAATGAAACCGTCTGCAATAGGTTCAAGGGTCGTAATGGTCGCGTCAAAACGGTTAGGCGCTATATCGAATTGAATTCCTTGATATTGCAAATTCTTAGTGATTGTGGATCCTTGTGGAGTTGTATTGGTAATGAGCAGATTATCGAAATAATCCAGATTCAAGATTGTGTCAGTAGGTACTGACGTATTCAGTAAATCAATGAGCATCTGATCGATGCGAATTGTCGTATCGGCTCGAGTCGCCACGTACTCACGAGCTACGTTATTGACGATTGCATCTGTTTCGCATACGAGGCTGTCTTGATTGAGGCTGTGCGGGAAATAGGTATCGATGGAAGATTGCTTATAGATATTTTGAACCGTGCCGCCTATTTTGGAGAAAGTCACGGAATTGATGATGAGTTTGTCATCGAAGGCATATTTGACCGAGCTGTAAGGAATACCGCCGGTCTGATTAAAAGCAGTTGTAGAAGCCGCCAGCGAGCTGATAACGGACGTGCGATCCTTGTAGACAGCTGTGCCGGCACCGTTCATATAGAAGGCTCCCATGCCTTCGGAAAACTCCACGTTTTTAAGAGCTGCCAACGATGTACGCGTAGTGCCCGGGTCAGCCATGCAGGTGTTTTGACCGGTGCTGATTGTCCTCATGGAATTAGGCCACCCGATAGTGTCCAAAATGGCGTTAATGCGAGCGCCAGTCGTTTGTCCGGCTGTGCCACCGGTAACTGTGGCCACGTTGGACATTTGAAATAACCGATAGCCATCGACGCATTTGAGGTCGACATAGGCAGTCTGTTGATTCTCAGGAAAGTGATATTGGTAATCTGTTACATAACCGCTAAAGAGGAACTTTTGAGTTGTGGCAGTAGTGGCAGCTACGCGCACTTTGCGCAAGGGAGTCAAATACGGGTAATAAGGCGATGAAGGATTTTGGGGATTGAAATTACCTTGTGGATCTAAAACCCTGACCGTGCAAGTTCCCGCATCATATTGATCCTTTAGGATATTACGACCCCGAATGATTTGAATGGAGTAAGTAACCGAAGTCAGGTCAACGGTAGGCAGGGGAGTGATTGCACCGCCCAAAGTAGAAGTACCCAAAATACCGTTTTTTGAATCACCGATAGTAAATGGAATTCCGAAAGTTGCACCGGAACTAAAGTCGAAAGAAACCGAAATCTGAGCAGGTAGAGCCATTACTCAAAACCCCCAGTACGGCGATTGATGTAAGCCGCGTTGCCTGTGGATAATGAACTATTTTGCAAACTGTCAGCGATGGCGTTGGTTAATGCGTCGCCACCGGTAATAGTCAAAGTAATGCTTTGATTGCCGCCGCCGGCTCCGACGTTACCCGCTGCCGCCATAGCGTCAGCTACGCGAGATGAAAATCCACCAGAAGCTCCTGCACCCTGATTAGCAAGAGTTACAAGATCCATAGGTGAAGTGGAAGGTGGAACGACTGGGGTAGGGATTGTCGTGGTAGTTGATCCACCACCGCTGCTTTGACCGCCTATATTCATGCCGCCTAATACGGTGCCCGGAGCGGTGATTGAATTGACTTTTGCAGCTATGCCGTTGAGGTACATATCCCAATAAGCAAATGGGTTAGCTGCGTCCGGCAAATCACGAAGGTAAGCGGCTAATTGGCCTGTCTGGTCATATGCCTGGGCTACCTGTTGGCTGAGAATGGCTGCCTGATCCGTATTGCCGACTTCGAGCGCCAGCATCAGCTCAACCTTTTTACGCTCCTCATCGCTGAGTTTGCCCTTGAGAGCTGCTACTTCGCTGATTGCGTTTTGATTAAATAATAAGGCTTGTTTAGCGGTAAGGGCGCTTTGCTTTTGAGCTGCTAAATTCTTTTGATTGACTACGTTTAATGACTTTTGAATAGCAAGATTTTTGGCGTCAGCTTTAATTTTTGCAGCTGCATCTTGTTTTTGTTTTTGAGAATAAGCGTAATCGGCCATTGTGCCGGTACTAGATCCATAACCTGTTGTTGGTGTAGTTCGTTTTGATTTACCCAATTTTGCAATTAACGCTATTGGACTCATGCCCAATAATTTAGCTCCCAAAGTGTCGCTAAATTTCATATCTTGCGGAATAATCCCACCCAACGTAATCAATTTATTTATTAAAAATCCAACGCCAGTTGTAAAGTCAGCAGTCCATTGAGCGCCATTTTTCATCAAATTGGCTATACCTTCAACATTCCCTTTTTGACCGCCTAAAGCTACTAAAGCGTCTACAAGGCCTTGTCCAATGGTGGTTTTTGCTTCATCCGCTGCGGTTTTTAATATATCCATTTTGCCAGCGTAGGTATCCAAATATGCAGCGGAAGCGCCTGAAAATTGTTTATTTAGGGCTTCCATGATTCCCGTAAATCCGGCTGTTTTCATCTGAGCATTAGTAAGACCTAATTCATATTTTTTCAATCCTTTGTAGTTTCCTACGTAGGCTTGAGATAAATCGTAGGCAACGGTTGATAAATCAACGGTAGAACCTCGAGATATATCGATGGCATTTTGCAAAAGCGTTTGTGACTTTGTAACATCGCCCGTAGTTGTAAGCAGGCTTTGTAACGCCGGACGCAAATCATTTTGTACGATTCCAGATTGTTCTGATAGTTTTGATACGAACTTTGCAATTTCAGGGTTAGAAAATGATAAACCTAAATTATCAACAGCCTTTGAAAGTTTGACGGCTGAGGCCTCATTAGCTAAAAATACCTTGATGGAGTCTTTGCCAAATTGTACAAGTTTGTCAGTCGCAAAAACGGCAGCTAAAGTTTTGCCTAGTTTTGATACGCCTTTTTCAAAACTGGAAATATCTTTAGATCCTTGTTTTAAGGCTTTGCCGTTCCATTCGGTAGTAGCGCTGACTATTAGATTTGGCATTAAGCGGCCAGTCCGTAGCTTGATTGACCTAAACGGTTAAAGGCATCACAAGCATTTTGAATAGCTTTGATAGCTGCGTCTTGAGCCTTACCTTGATCCTTTTCCCACGCTTTGTAAATGAGGCGACCACGCTGTTTATCTTTGCCATATAACGGCGGCATAGACCGCACGAAATGGGTACCGGCGTCAGGATTTGAGCTGTGGCTATAGTCATGATCGCCACCACCACCGGGAACAGGGCCGACCCACGGTTGACCAAATGGACTTTTACGGCCGGCTGTTTCATAGATAGCACCGGCGGGAGAAGTGTTGGCTACATAGAATAAGGATTGAAACCCATTCTTATTGGCTGTGTTAGCCCCTGCACGATAAATAATGCCGGCGCGTACCTTTGCCGCACTAAATCGAGGAAATGGTCTGTAGGAACCAGTAGTGGCGAATTTACGCCTATGAGTCCAAGCGCTTAACCCGACAGGTGTATCAGGCACGAATCCTCGAGCAGCGTCGCGAATAGGAAGCATCGCCGCTCTCATTTGTTTATCCCATTCTTTTTTCAAATCAGGGTCGAAACGATTGAGCGCAGCGTGAAGTTCTTTAACGCCTTTTACTTCTACTGGCACGTTGCGCCTCTTTCGCTCGATCCTTAAAAACCATAATCATCGCTTCAATCATCTCTGTATCAGCGTCTATCAAATACTGCGGCGCGATTCCTGTCTCAATAGCCAACTGAGCTATTAGGTACGTAAAGGAGTCGCGCGTTATCCATTTTTTTCGTCATCGATAATTTCAACGGTATCGAGTTCGTCAAGAAACTCCATGAAGTTCAAAGAAACGGTTTCGCCAGACTTGAGCAACGCTTTGTGTGCCAACCAATAAACATCTGATTGACGTTCCCCGTCGCGCAAAATCTTGGCGATTCCGCCTTTGAATTCCTGCTCGAAGGCATATTCAAGAGAAGGAGATATGCGATGTACGCTCATCTTCCCGCCAGCCCTAGTTATCTTTAATGATGCCATTTTTAACCCCTTAGTAAGCGACGGATGGTGAAACTGTTACAGCTGAATTGATAGTAAACGTGATCGATGAGCTGGCTTCGTCCCCTACGCCGCCTGTGCCGACGGGGGTAAGGTTGTTGACCAAAATCGAAAACTGATATGACGGGTTGGTAGCACTTACCGTGGTAGTTGGATTTCCTTTGACAGTCACCATAGAGACGGCGATTGTCTGTCCATATGCCGCATTAAGCGTGGTCATTACCTGAGAAGCTGCCCAGTCGTTGAGAAAGCTAATTTGAAGTTGTGCTGTCTCAAGGCCTTTTACGAAGGCGCGATAAGACTGGCCCATTGAGGTTACGTCCAGCTCTTCAAATTGCTGTGTCAAAGTTACAGCTGTGACATATGAAGAGATGTCAACTGAAGGT